GAGGAACTGCTGCAGACCCTACCCTAAATACTTACGGTGTTCCTCTTCCTCAGTACATAAAGTGCTACGCATACAAAGATACTTGTGTAGAAACTCAGGGGGTAAGTAGTGTTTGTTGTGGAGGCTTTATACAAGGTGGTATTGTTCCTTTACATGGAAATGCTTTTATGGCTTTAGCTGTTGAAATGGGTAGGTCATCAGATTCAGATTGTGGTAGACTTTATGCAAAAGCCTACTGTATTGATGACTCTACAGGAGATATTTACAGTGGACAAACTGCCTATACACTTGTTTTTACGAGTAACAGTAGTAATGCCAGAGTTGGTTATGAACAAAAACCAAGAGCTATAAGTGATGGTTGTAAAAATGTTTATGTTCCAATAGGTGACAATAGCCATGACAGACTTCTTAAAATTTGTGCTAACACAGTTGAAGGCCCATCTTCTATTGGAACTTCTACCATTTGTGCATCAGTAGCAACTAATAGCACACTTACTTACAGTGGAGATGTAGGTACAGTTGTTTGGCAATCTAGATCTGACCACCCAAGTTGTGCTTGTATTATTCGTATTACAAATGGAAGTGTTGCTTTCTGTAATAGTCTAGGTTTTGACAACTGTAATATTAGATGTGGTAGTTCAGGTGGAACTCCAAGCTGTGCATATATGTGTGCTTTAAATACTGACTATATTTTGCAAGTTGGTTACTGTAACTCTAGTAATTGTTATTGTACAAGATCTAGACAATATCTTTGGAACCCTGCTAACTCATCCTACAACGTAGATGCTTGCAGTCATGGCTCTACTGATTATGTAAGTTCTCAGGCTTGGAGTAAAACACTATCATGTAACTTTAATGTTCCTGGTATTTTACAAAGAGCAATAAGAATGGGTCCAGGATTTTATTCACCTGGTCAAAATGCAGCTTGGTTTAATTTAAATCAACCAACTTTATGTGATTACTTTACAGAAGAAAGAGTGTGTTTTTGTACAGGTTGTGGGTACACCCATAATCAAAAACTATATTTTAACCCTACAGGCACTTGGAATATAGAAGCAGATTTTCATAATGGGTGTTTGTCAGGAAGTAAGACTGACTGTAACAGTATGAAGGGAGTTCAAAAAATTAACGTAACTCCTACCCCAGGGGCTTGTTGGGAGCCATCTTCGTTTTTAATTCAAGCAAATGGCGTTAGATCCTCTGGATTATTTAGCTATGCAAGAGGAAAATGCACTGACTGTGAATTTAGACAAAATATGTTTACTTCATTTGAAGTTGAACAAGACATTTCTAAATTATCATCTTACACACAAATACCAATTTTTTCTTATGGAAACCCAAATAGTTGTAGGCTATTTACCAATGAACCTGCCATAAATAATTTAGGCTCTGCTGTTGTTGGTAAAAAGTGGGTTGTATCAATGGAAACTTCAAGAACTGGAACATGTGAGTGTATTGCTGTGCACTCTTATAAGATTATGACCAACTCATGTACAGCAGATTAATAGGGGAATAACAAATGAGTAAAGCAAGAGATTTAGCAGACTTAATTGCTGCAGGTAATCCCCTAGCAGATGGGACTGTTGAGGTTGCTGACATCAGTGACCTTACAGCTACTGCAACAGAATTGAACTACGTAGATGGTGTTACAAGTGCAGTACAAACACAGATAGATACAAAAGCTCCTACAGCAAACCCTACTTTTACTGGAACCGTTACTTCTCCTACAGTTAATGCTTCAACAGAACTTCAGATAGGTGGGACTGCCATTACAGCTACTGCTGCTGAATTGAACTACGTAGATGGTGTTACATCTAATGTTCAAACACAACTTGATGCAAAGCAAGCTGCTTCTACTGCTGTTACTACATCAACTACTTTTGGCGGAGATGTCAGTGGTACTTACGATGCTCTTGTTATTGCAGACGACAGTCATAATCACACCATCTCAAACGTTGATAACCTGCAGACAACACTAGATGCTAAACAAGAGGAGTTTACTCCTAACGAAGTAACTACTTCTACTACAGCATCTGCAGACAATAGATATTTTCTTAACGGAGCTACTATTACTCTGACATTACCTGCTTCTCCTACGGTAGGGGATACAGTTGCTATTACAGAGATTGGTGGTAACGCAGACAACATTATAGGACGTAATGGATCTAACATTATGAGCCTAGCAGAGGACATGACTGTTGATGCAGCTTATGCTTCGTTCCAGTTACAATACGTAGATGCTACCATTGGTTGGGCTATAGCACATTAAAGAGGGATTAATATGAGTACATATTCAACATATGCAGCTTCTGGTGGCGGTGGTCTAACAGGTGGATCTTACTGTTGTATCTGTGCTGCAAACTACCAGATTACTGCTGATAATTGGGACGACAAAGTAACTCTTGTTTGTTTTTGTGGTAATCCTTCAAGTGCTTCCCTTTGTATGCCTAACGCAACTACACTGGACCCAGGAGCTAATTTATACACTATTAAAAATGGTGGTTCTGCAACTACTATTGTAGCTAGAGATGCTGCCTCAAATATTCTTGGTATTATTAAACCTTGTAATACTAGTACATTTTCTCTGGTAACTAATGGAGATTGTACAGGTCAATGGTCTTTACAGAACTACACAGACAGTCTTGGTGCAGTACAAACATCTAGTGCTTCTTCAACATTTAAACCTAAAGATTTCTGTTGTTCCTACTCAAATGAGTGTGGAGATAAACTTTACGTTATTACTGCTTGTAAAGAACAGTGCTACTACGAAGCACACACTTTTTGCACAACAGAAACTGGTGTTAGCTTAATCAACACTTTAGAGGTTGTTACATGTGCAGGGTGTAATGACAACTCTTGTGCATACCCTTTAAAAGATGGTTGGTTAATCGTAGATGGATTTTATTGTAACTGTCAAGGTACTTCAGGAACAAATGTAGGTGCTTTTGACTGTGGTACTAAATTTAGATTTGTTACTATAAACTGTGAAGGAACTTGTGCCACTTGTTGTATTGTATGTAGTTTTACAGGAACTGGGCCTACTACTGGATGTAATATACATTATTGTAATACTGGTGTAAAATTTATGTCACCAGGTGGCATGAACTATTTTGGGTTTTTAGGAACTTTTGGGGTACCTACAGCTAACAGCTTGCCTTTTGATCTTATAGCAGAAGTTTGGTGTTCTAATACTTGTACTACTGGTGCCCCTAATCTTTGTAGAAAGTACCAAGCTTATTGTTGTATCCCTATTAATTACCCAGGTACTGAGATTCCTTGCTTTATACACCCTAACGGATTTATTATTAAACCTGGATCTAACAAAACTTCAGGACATAACCACGTCTTTTTTGCAAATGGAAGTAGTGTCTCAAGTCCAGGATTTTGGGCAGTTAAGGTATGTAATGATGTGGTAACAGCAGGTTTTAGTAAATGTGGTGATGCAACAAATAGTGTTCTTAACTGTTACAAAGCTCTGGGCCTAAATGCTACAGGACTATCTGCTATGGGTGGTTGTGTAGATAGTCAACTTATAGATGGTAAAAATTCTATTAGTGGTAGTAGCACAGGTTACTATGTTTGTGATCACCCTGTTTTTGGAGCCACAGGATACTCATCTTCTCAGACTAGGTACTACGGTTTGCAAAGTATGTGTTGGAGTGGAAGCACACCTTGCCATTATTTTGCTTATCATTGTAATGGAACTAGAACCTTTCTACCACCTTCTGGTGCATCTGAAAATAGGTTTGCCTTTTTTAAATTTGTTACTCCTCGTATAGGATTAATATCTCCTAACTGGTGCTATTGCCAAAGTTTAGCAGGTGTTTATGGTCAGTGTATGACTGGACCAATGCTTTGTTTATGTTGTATCGAAGAATATTTTGATTTGTGTTGCGTATGTAGAAACATTTTTGATACATGCTGCAGTGACTTTACACCAGTATTTGGTGTTCAAAATAGATATCATACTCCTTTAGAAAAGTACTATGACTACCATGATCCTCATAATGCTTATTCACAATTTTCAGGAAATAGTTTTTGGTCTAAAAAATGTGGTAGAACAGGGATATATTATACAGAAGGTAAAGGATATCTTCAATTCCCTAGACTGGAATGGTCTGGAAATAACCCAATACAGTGTATTGGAGAATCTTGCTTTATTTTCTGGAAACCTCAAAATTGCAATATACAGTGTGCAGAGTTAGCTCAGGTTATTGTAAGTCCAACAAGTATAACTTATGGATGTAGATTCTGCTTTAGCACTTCGTGTTCTTTACCAAATAGTACAGGGTGTTGTGCCTGTTGGGGAATTACTTACTGTAGTCATGGTCAGTCACCTATGTATAGTAAAGTAGATACAAGTTACATTTGTATATTCTGGCCTAATGGACAATCCTACAGAATTTGTAGAAATTGTTCAAGTGGTACTTTTATTGCAATGGATTCTTGCGAACAACCTACTGGGTTTACTAGTTCTGCTTACCCATTTGATCAGGCAAAAATATATAGCACTTGTCATGGAAGATTTGTTTCTAGCCTTTGTTTATCTTGTTGTAACCACGATACTCTACATAAACCTATTTATTGGAATTTTACATCTTACCCAGGATCTATTTGTAGAGATACTACCGCAGAGACACCAGGTGGTTCTTGTAGACAAAGTCATGCATCTTATGATCCTGATAGTTGTAGGTACATTTCTATACACAATCCATGTAGTTGCTTTGGATCTTTAAATGGATCTGTTGTTGTAGGAATACTTGATCCTGCTACTCAAACAAGTCAAATTACAACTTCTCAGTTTGCAGAGGCAAGGGGAATAGGATCATGCTATTTACTAGATTCTGCTAGATTGCAAAGCTTTACAGAATACCCACCTAATATAGAGGCAAAAGCCTTTACTACCACAAAGAGATTATAATGAAAATTTATTTAAAACTTGAAGATAAAGTAGTAAAAAGTGTTCATTTAAGTCCTGTAGGTCTTGATGAAAACGATGGGCCAGTTACTATTCAAATGTATGACTGGGATGATGAAAGTGACCATGACTACAATTCTGAAAACTTTTCTAATCTTGTACCAGAGTTTTGTACTTTAGAAGGTCGTCTATTTATGACTATGGATTTCATAGATGAAGCAGAACGTACTAAAGCTCTAGAAGATCAGTGGACTATCTTAAGATCTTTAAGAAATATTCTTCTACAAGAATCTGACTGGACACAGTTAGCAGATGTTACACTAACGGAAGAAAAACAGACTTCTTGGAATACATATAGACAAGAATTAAGGGATTTACCAAATACTCTATTTACTCCTTTTGTTTATGAATTTCCAACTAAACCTTCTTGATTTTAACTAAAAATTAAGCTATACTAACGAGCACCCTTAGTTGGGTATAATAATAAGAAAGAAAGACTCGTGAAAAAACTGTTTATGATTGACGGAGGTGCAGGTCGTGCTATTGCAGCTATCCCTGCCCTCATTAAATACGCAAAGAAGAATGATGACTTTGCAATACTAGTACATGGTTGGGATACACTATACTGGGGTATTTCTGAACTACAAGACAAAACCTTTAACCCTGAACAAAAGGGTATCTTTGAGCAGGTTGTGTCTAAGGCTGAAGAAATTATATCTCCTGAGCCATATCGAGTACCAGGTTACTTTAAACAAGAGAAGTCTTTGGCAGAAGCTTTTGACTACTTGATTAACAACACACATGATCATTCTGATCTAGGTGTTCCTGTTCTTAAGACTTCCAAGATGGAAGAGATTAACGCAGCAGGAATGTACTTAGATGTAAAGAACCAGCAGCAGAAACAAAAGAATATTGTTCTACAACCCTTTGGTCGTTCTGCTCAGAAACATCCTACTGGTGTTGTTGTTGATGAGTCATCTCGTTCTCTTGACCCCCAATCGTACCTAAAGCTAGTTAAAAAACTTAGCACTAAGTACAACCTAGTTCTTATGGCAGAGCCAGACTTCCATCTGCCAGACGACACCTACACCGTGAAGCCACAGGCAGACCTAAGAATGTGGACTGCTTTTATTGGTTCAGCAGATTATTTTGTTGGTGTAGACTCAGTTGGTCAGCACATGGCTAGGGCATTAGGCACACCTGGAACAGTTATTGTTGGTTCTACGTTTGCTATCAACACAACTTACCCAGACTATTTTAACATCGTAGAAAAGAAGGATGCTAAGAAGTACTCACCTATTCGTATTTCAGGTCTTGAGAGTCACCTAGCTGATAGAGCTAACGACACACTCATGGACTTTAGTGATGAAGAGATCAATGCAATGTATAACAACATTGTCAAAGACATTGAGAAAAAGGTGAAGTAATGAATATCTTAGCAATCAACCCAGGACACAATGGGTCTGCTGCTCTACTGGTAGATGGTGACCTAAAGTTCTACATTGAAGAAGAACGTCTGTCTCGTAGTAAGTATGATGGAAATCCCTTCAAAGGTATGATGGAAGCACTACGTTACGGCGTAGATATCTTAGTTCTTGGTGGTACCCACGAAGAATTTCCTAGACTACCTTGGACTGGTGAAGATCCTTATTCTGGTTTCCTTCGTAAGTTTAATCCTAACCTACAAGTTATTAACGTAGGTAGTGCACACCATATAGGACATGCAGCAGGTGCTTTCTACAACTCAGGGTTTGATGAAGCTGCAGCAGTTATCGTAGATGGATCTGGTACTCGTAGAGAGATTGACATAAACGGTGAGTTTAAAAACCCAGGTTTTGAAACAGAGTCTATCTTTAATTGTGATTACGAAGAAGGCATTAAACCTGTCTTTGCTTCTTACGGTGGTAACTATGACACACAACGTGTTATCAGTGAAGATACAGAAATGGATAGTGCAATCACACTAGTGAAAGCATACGAAGCTGTGTCAGAATACCTTGGTTTTGGTTTTATTGAAGCAGGTAAGACTATGGGTCTTGCACCCTACGGAAAAGAAAACGAATTTATACCTAGTCTTTTCTTTAATGGCAGAGGAAACAAAAACGTATTTGTTCCAAATTACCCTGCAGGTGCTCACGTAGACCACAGCAGACATCCTTTTTTAGAATTAAAAGAAGATCCTCGTGCTTGGCACAAAGACCCTAGTAAGGTGACAGATGCTGCTAAAGATTTAGCTTGGGCTGTACAAGATGAAACCCAAACTCTTGTTGGTGATTTGATTGAGAAAGCTGTAGACAAGACAGGACAAAAGAATATTGTAATTGCAGGAGGCTACGGACTAAACTGTGTAGCCAATTACTATTACAAGAAACGTTTCCCTGACCTTAATATCTACGTTGATCCTATTTCACATGATGGTGGTACAGCCATTGGTTTAGCACAGCTAATATATTATGATCAAACAAAAGACACTGAGAAACGTCCACTAAGTACATTGTACCTTGGCCCTGAACATACTGAAAACTATGATCTAGAAGGGTACGACACAAAGGATGTTACCCCTGCTGATGTAGCCAAGCTGATTGCTGAGAAGAACATTGTTACTTTGTTCCAAGGTAGATCAGAGGCAGGGCCAAGAGCACTAGGTAATCGTTCTATTCTGTACGATCCCACAGATCCTAACGGTAAGGACACAGTGAACAAGGTCAAAGGACGTGAGTGGTTTAGACCATTTGCAGGGTCAATGCTCAAGGAATACTTTGAGGAATGGTTTGACACATACGGAATGGAAGAGACACCATTCATGATGTATGCAATGGACTTCAAGACTGAGAAGCATGGTGAAGTTCCTGCTATCACACACGTAGATGGTACATGTCGTATTCAGACTGTAACCAGAGAGCAGAACGAAGCCTATTACGATCTGATTGAAGAGTTCCGTAAGATCACTGGTGTACCAATCCTGTTCAATACAAGCTTTAACCTAGCAGGTGAACCACTTGTAGAAACACTAGAGGATGCACTACACACCATGAAGAACTGTGACATTGACTACATGTACCTACCAGAAGTAGGGAAGCTTGTTACGGTAGCTTCTGAGCAAACTGAAGAAGATTCTCAAACACCTTAGTCTTCTTTCTTAATTTCTCCTTAGAGAACTTTTGAAGATCTTTTTCAGTAGCTACCCCATGACCAGTACGTACTAAGATTGGGGTAGCACCAATACGTTCTGCAGCTTTAAGGTCTGTGATCTTATCACCTACGTAGAACCCTTTATCTTTAAATCTAATTTTGTTGTTGAATATTTCTTTCTCAGTACGATGAAACATCCCAATATTAGGTTTAGCATAGTAGTCTTCTTTCAGGGATGACTCAGAATAAAACAAACCATCAATGGAGTAGATACCTGCATTGCCAAACACCTCAAACATACGTTGATGAATGGCTTCTACCTGTGCATGTGTCTGCTCTTTCTTTATAATACCGCCTTGGTTAGTTAGAATAACTACTTTGTAGCCTTTTAGCCTAAGCATACGAATAGCTTCCAGTGAACCAGGGATAGGCTCCCAGTCGTCAGGATCAGTAAGATAGTGTCCTCTGTCTATGTTGATGACACCATCACGATCTAAACCAACAATAGATTTAGGGAACACAGTAGGCCAATCAGAGGGTAGGTTTTGTTGTTGAACTTGTTGTGGGTCTTGTTCTATGATATGCTTAAATCTGGACATAACAACTCCTTTTTAACAGGATAATACACATGAAGAAAGTATTTGTCAATGGAGCCTTTGATGTAATACATTCTGGACACCTTGATCTTATTGAATTTGCAGGGATGTTAGGTGGTCATTTACTCGTAGCTATTGACACAGACAGTAAAATAAGGTATAACAAGGGAGCAGATAGACCTTTTAACAATCTGAAAAATCGGAAGCATCTGATGTCAATGTTGAAGCCTGTTAAT